GATGGTTGTAGAGTTGGAACAGAAGGCGGAACTATGAAAGTTGATATAAACAAAGATAGTGATACTATGTTTGAGGGGGGAAGACATAATAGTGGTAAGGTTGCTGAACTAAATGAAGGCAGATTTCCAGCCAACATCATATTAGATGAGATTGCTGGTGAGATGTTAGATGAACAAAGTGGTATAAGTAAGTCAAGTCCAGACAATAGAAAAGAAAAGAACGCAACTGGTGAGATGTTTGGAACTGGTAAGATTACAAGTCATAATGATAAAGGTGGAGCCTCACGCTTCTTCTATCAAGCGAAAGTAAGTAAGGCTGAAAGAAATATGGGTTTAGATGGATTTGAGGATAAAGTATTTAATGTTGTTAATTCTGGTGGATTAGAGAATAGTCCAAACTTCGCACCTAAGATATATAAAAATAATCATCCAACCGTAAAACCTGTATCACTTATGGCTTATCTTTGTAGATTAGTGACACCACCAAACGGAATTGTTTTAGACCCGTTTATGGGTTCAGGTTCAACAGGTATAGCAGCACAATTAGAAGGATTTAGATTTTGTGGTATGGAGATGGATAAAGATTACTTTAAGATTGCTGAGGCAAGAATAGAAAACTATGAGAAATATAGAAAGTTTCTAAAAAAATAATAATGTGATTGAAATTCAAAAGAACAAAGTCTATTGATAGAATACTAAGTATGAAAGCCACCAAGAAAGTTATTCAAGGTGGTTCTTCTGCTGGTAAAACATTTGCTATATTAGCAATCTTAATTGATAGAGCTATTAAAGAAGCAAACATATCTATATCAGTTGTTGCTGAAAGTATGCCACATTTGAGAAGAGGTGCCTTAAGAGACTTCTTAAATATAATGAAAGAAACTGGTAGATACTTTGAAGACCACTTCAATAGAACAAATCTAATCTATACATTTTCAAATGGTTCTTATATTGAATTTTTTGCTGCTGATAGTCCTGATAAATTAAAAGGAGCACGTAGAGATATACTTTATTGTAATGAGGCCAATCATATATCATATGAAGCCTACCTACAATTATCTATTAGAACAAGAAGAGACATCTATATTGACTTTAACCCAACAAAAAGATTTTGGGCTCATGATGAAGTCTTAAAAGAAGAAGGTAGTGAATTATTAATCTTAACTTATAAAGATAACTCTGCCTTAGACCAAAACACTATTAATCAGTTTTTAGTTAATATAGAAAAGGCTAAGACATCTGACTATTGGAAGAACTGGTGTAAGGTTTATATTGATGGTGAAATAGGTTCATTAGAAGGAGTTATATTTGATAATTGGAAAACTATTGATAGAATACCTGATGAAGCCACCTTAGTTGGTTATGGATTAGACTTTGGTTATACGAATGACCCGACCGCACTTGTAGGTGTTTGGAAATGGAATAACGAATATATCTTAGATGAAGAGATATACCAAACAGGATTATTAAACTCTACAATTAGTTCTATGATGAACCAATTAAACATACCTAAATGGGGTGAAATATGGGCTGATAGTTCTGAACCTAAATCTATTAAAGAATTAAAAAACTCTGGTTGGAAAATTAATGGTGTTGTGAAAGGTAAAGATAGTGTGATGTGGGGAATTTCATTGATGCAGCAAAATAATTTATATATAACAAGTAGGAGTAAGAACATAATTGATGAATTTCAAAACTATCAATGGATGAAAGATAGAGATGATAATTCAAAGAACATACCTATTGACGCTTTTAACCACGCTATTGATGCAATAAGATATTTATTCATGAGTAAGTTGGGTAAAAAGAATGAGAATAAAACACCATTTTATATCTCACGATAAAATAAGATTAGTTATGAGCAAGACTAAATGGGAAAGAGATTGGGATGATATAATTAAGATTAACATTGTAGATGTTTTTGGTGTTGATGAATTATCTGCTATTATTGGTGCGCCTAATAAAATATCAACATCAATTATAAATATCTTTGAATTTTTAAAGAAATTAAAAAATAATAAATTTTATACGAAAAAAGAATTAGAAACCATTTATCTAGTTGTCTATGAAGATATACAATATATCAATGATATTTTATATTATATGTGTTCAGACGAGGTTGTTGATACAATATATCGTGTTATAACAAACATATTTAATGAGTTGATATTAATCGCTAAAGATTTAGAAAATTACGAGTGTTCTGGTAATCTTCTAAATTTTAAAAATTATTGGTATTCACTGAATAGTATAAAAATCAATAGTAATAATGAGCAGAAATGAAATCATTGACCAATTATATCGTTCTTATTTTATTAATGATTTAATAGACACAATAACATCTAATAATAAATTAAAATTTGATTTAAAGCAAGAACTATTTATCATATTACTTGAAATGCCAGAATGGAGGATTAAAAGAGCATGGAATGAAAATTATTTAAACTATATGTGTGTTAATATATTGAAAAAGCAATATCATTCATCAACATCACCGTTTCATAAAAAATATAGAGCCGAGAAGTTTGATGAATTAACAGATTGGAATACATCAGATGAATTATTTGATTTAGTAGATAGTGAAGAAAATAGTGAAGACATAATTAATAAGATTAGATGGATTGTTGAAAATAAATTAGATATGGTTGATAAAGAATTATTTAAACTTTATTATAAATGGGATAGATATGATAGATGGATTGGTGATTTAAAAGATGATAGTTGCCAAAAAGAATGGAGTTCTTATAGAAAGATTGAAAAAAAATTAACTATTACACCAATTTCAGGTGGTAAGAAAATAGGAATTAGTAGAAATACTATATCTCTATCTCATCAAAGAAGTATAGAGAAGATTAAAAAATGGTTACGAAGAATATGATGTTAGATTTAATTTATAACTTGTTAGAGGTTGTAGTTATTGCTTATGTTTTAACAGATTTGGGAGAGTTTATTGGTGATTTGATACAGATATTTAACAATGGTAAGAATAAGTTATTAGGTGTCTTTATTTCACTTATTAGTTATTTGCTACAATGTAGTAAATGTTTTACATTTTGGTTTAGTTTAATTTTTACTGGTGATTTATTCATAGCTGCTTCGGCTGCTATTATAGTAAGTCAGGTTAAAGAAATTATTAATATGTATAATGGGGATACAAAATTATAAAATAAATTATGAATGAATTAGATAAATTAGAATTTGAAAGGCTTTGTAATTTAACAGAGGCTAATGCTATTGATAAACATTCGGCACAAGACTTAATACAAAGGTATATGGACCCCGGCGCTAAGTATTGTATGTCCTGTGACCCATCAGTTAGAGCCATGTTTAGAAGATTAAAGGCCTGGTGGTTTGAGAATAAAGACAAATATTAAATTATTTATATTTATATAAAATAAAAAATTATTAGAAGAAAATGATTATTGTAGAATTAGAAGGTAAAGAATATTCTTTACCAGAAGGTTGGCACGAGGTTAGTTTAGAAATGTTTGAAAAGATAGTTTCACATACTAATGTTTTAAGTGAGTATAAATCTCAATTTCAATATGCTATTGAGATGTTTGCTATTTTAACTAAATGTTCGGTTGATGACTTAAAAAAAATGACAAGAGGTAGTTTTGAACAATTAACTAGCGCTGTTAAATGGACAAGTGAAGAGATTACAAATGATACCAAAGAGTTTTTTGAAATTGAAGGTGAAGAATATATGAAAATTAAAAACTTAAATAGTTTAGAGATGGGAGATGTTGTTAGTTTAGAGATACTTATTTCAAATAGTCAAGCATTTGAGATATTAACTAATATCTTACCAATTTTAATTAGAAAAGTTAAAACAGTTCAAAAAGCAAATGGTGAGATTAAAAAAGTTCCTATGCCTTTTGATGATATTAATTATGAAGAAACAAAACAGTTGTTTAGAAAACATATAATGGTTTCTGAAGTGCATGAATTGAAGAATTTTTTTTAAGATGGCGTGAGGGTGTTTTTTATAACTATGAAGGTTATTTTGGTAAGAGAAAGCCAGAAGTAGAAGATGATAGTTTAGGACCAGTAATGAGTGAATTTGATTATAAAAAATGGCAATGGCATTTGATGGTTCATAAACTAGTTGAAGAATTAAACCTCACGCCTAATGATGTTTATAAAATGAATTATATTGACTGTTTAAATTGGTTAAGTATGTTTCATCTAAGAGACAAGCATATTGAGATGACAAGAAAAAATAAATAAAAAAAATGGAAGTTTGGAAAGATATAGATGGGATTGATGGGTATATGATTAGCAACTATGGTAGAGTTAAATCAAATAGAGGATTGCTTAGGATACAAAATGGTAGAAAGTATAAACAGGTGACTATTAGAAGAAAGACATATACCATACATAAGTTAGTGGCTGAGAGTTTTTTAGGTGATAGACCAGTTGGATATATCATAGACCATATTGATAATGACCCATCTAACAATAGATTAGATAATTTACAATATACCAGTTATAAGGTAAATAATACAAAAGATAGAAGATTTAATACTAATGTAAGAGGTGTTCATTTTTGTAAGTCAAAAAATAAATGGATTTGTAGATTGACAATTGATAAAAACAGAATACACCTCGGAACATTTAATACGGAAAAAGAGGCTATAAAAAAAATAAATGAATATGGCTATAACAATTGCTAACCTTATAAGTAGATTTAAAAAATTAGCAGACGCTGACCCTCGTTGTAATGCCTTTGGTTCAGGACCTCAATATGATATTATAGATGATATAAAATACTATCCATATTTATGGATTATAAATGATTTAAATCACTCTGTAAGATATACACAAGATAATAGATATAAGGCTATTGAATATAACTTTATAATTAGAGTTGGTGATAAGGTAAATAATCAACAAAATGTTTATAGGGCTTATGGTGAAAACTCAAATAATGGTTTAGATATTTCATCTGATACATTTACTATACTTGTTGATGTTATTAATGCGATAAGTGAAAATTCTATTGGTTTATTTGGAGATGTTGCTATGATAGATGATATTGATGTAGAACCATTCTTTCATGAAGATACTGGTGACGTTAATGGTCATCAAGCCACTATAACTTTAAGAGTTCCAATTGATAATGCTTGTAGTAGTCCAATTACAGATTAAAAAATAATTAGTAAGATGCCAATTAAAAAGAAAAAAGGAGAAACAAAAGACGAATTTTTAGGAAGATGTATTCCAATTGAAGTAGAAGCTGGATTTGAAAAAGAGCAAGCAGTTGCTATGTGTTATAATTATTGGACAACCGAAAATTTATTAGATATTAGAAAAATAAGAAGAAAAAAATATCTAAATTATAGTAGAGAGGATAATGACTTAGAAGAATTTGAAAGCTATAATGATTATCCTAAGGCTGCAAGTGAAAATGCTAAGATTGCATTACGATGGGCTGAGAAATGGGGCTGGGGTGATTGTGGAACACCTGTAGGTAAGGCAAGAGCTAATCAATTAGCAAATGGTGAGAATATTTCAAGAGATACTATTTCAAGAATGGCTGGTTTTGAGAGACATAGGCAAAATAGTCAGAAAGAATTAGGTGATGGCTGCGGTCGACTTGTCTGGCTCGCATGGGGTGGAGATGAAGGTATTGAATGGGCACAAAGAAAATTAAATCAAATTGAAGCAGAGAACTTTAAGAAATGGAGAAATAATCCAAAAAGTTCTAATGTTGCAAAAATAATGTATAATGATGAAACATTAGAATTGGTTCTTCAATTTAATGATAAATCTATTTATACTTATTCAGGTGTTAGTTTTGACCTTTTTAGAGATATTATGGATGGTAATGGGGTTTGTAGAACAGAAGGTGAAAATAGATGGGGAGAATGGTGGGTTGGTAAGTCACCATCGGTTGGTGCCGCAGTTTATGAAAGGTTAGTTTTAAAAGGTATAAGATATATAAAAGGTGGTAATTTAAGATGAGTAATAAAAAGATAAAATATCCACCAAGTGCTATTAAAAAATGTGATAAGCAGATTAAAGATTTAATGATTGATATTATTAAAACTAAACAAGGAGGAACAACAATTAAAGGAGCGCCTGGACCTGAGAGAACTATCATTAATAGAACAGGAACTTTGATAGGTAGTATAAAACCAGTTATTAAAGTTGTTGATAATGAGTTATTCATAGAAGTTGAAGTTGTTAAGTATTTTCAATATTTAGACCAAGGAACCAATAGAATAAAACAACCGTGGTTTTTTACAAATGAACTAACTCAACACGCTAAATTTTTAGATGCGATAGCTCAATTAGAAGCAAGAGGTATAGCTTATACGATACAAACTAATGCTAAGTAAGAGTAAAGACAAAAACTTTTATTAATATATTTAATAGAAATTTATGACGATATGAGTTTAACACTTTGGAAAGTCCCACAAGAATTACAACCAACATATAATCAAGTAATTATAGTTGCAACCTCATCTTATCAAACTGAGGTTAATTATCAATTAGTAAGTGAGATTTGGTGTAGAGGTGAAAATGTCACTAAAATGAAAACACCAGTTAATCCAGAAGGATATGTTGTTGTTGATTTACATAAACATTTAGAAAATAGAATTACATTTGATTTTAATTATGGTGCTACTGGATTTCAAATAGCAACGCAATCATTTGCTTCATATTCTGTTGTTTTCTATGATGAGTTTAGAGAGATTTATAACTTTATTGATAATCAATATAATTTAATTGGCGCAACTGCTTATATTGGCTTTACATCATTAGAAGAACCGAATTTTGATATAGGTGATGAGATTTATGTTTCACAAGATGTGCCATATACACATGCAAGTTATAATGGTGTTCATACTATATTAAACATTACACAAAGTGGACCTACCTGGTCTGTTATAACAGATGTTCTTTTTGCTGGTAACACACCAGTTGAAGGTGGAACTATAACACTCGCTAATTATGGTCTTACAACTCTACCAATTAATAATTTAACTATTTGGGAAAATGGAACTGCTACTAGTTCAACTTCATTTCCTGAAAAATATGTTTTTAATGGTGTTTTAAATTTTGAAGATTTTATAACATGGAATTATGATGAGTGGGAAGCAACTGGTTCAAGTCCATCTAGTGCTGGTAAATTCTTTACAAATTGTCCGAATGGCTTTGAAATAGATATTGATGGAACTCTTTATTTAAATATGTATATGAATAAGACTAATGAACTTAGAACGGCTAAGATTAAAACACCATTAGGAACTTATTCAATTTCAAATGCTAATTATGTATTAAGTGATACAACAAGATTTCAACAAATTAATGTAAGTCCTAGTTGGCTATATAATCAAGGCTGGATTTCATCAAGTGGTGGAACTATTGAGGTATGGATAGAAAATAATTTAGGTTATGAAACGGTTGCTAAAAAAACATTTACGATAACTAACAACTGTTCTATTTATGATAAGCAACAAATTATTTTTATGGATAAAATGGGTAGCTTTGTAAGTTATACATTCAATAAGGTAAATAGAGAAACAAGAAGTATAAACAGAACAGATTATCAACAAGTTTATGGAAGTTATGCACCATCAACACAAAATTGGTCTTATAATACTTGGGATAGAGGAAGAAAAACATTAGATACTATCGTCTTAGAGCAATGGACATTAAATAGTGATTGGGTTAATCAAAAAACAAGTGATTATTTAATGGAATTATTTGAAAGTCCAGAAGTTTATTGGTTAAAACCTAATGGTAATTTAACTGCTATAAACTTAACCGTTCAATCTGTAGAAAGAAAACAGATTATAAATGAACAATTGATAAACTATGTTTTAACATTTGAGTTATCAAATAAAAATATGCAACAAAGAGGATAATGAATTACATTCAGTTATTTATTAATGACCCAGCAACTGCTGAGTTAGATTTAAATCAAGAAATAGATATAGCTTTACAATATAGTATAGCTGAGATTACAGATGTGAGTAAAAGAAATGCGGCTTACTCTAAAACAATTATTTTACCTGGAACAAAAACTAATAATTATTGGTTTGGTAATTTATTTGATGTTAATGCTGATTTTACAATGTTTAATCCAAATAAAAAAACATCTGCAAGGTTATTAGTAAATACAGAAACAGTAATTGATGGCTTTCTTCAATTAAGAAAAATTGTAAAATTAAATAATGTTGATAGTCAAGGTAATTTGATTAACTATGAGGTTGTTATATTTAATAATTCAGTTGATTTAATGAGTGTTATTGGTGAAAATCCTGTAAATGAATTAGATTTATCTCAATTTGGACACACTTTTAGTGCTCAAAATATTAAAGATAGTTGGAATAATGAGTGGCAAGATGGTTATGTTTATCCAATGTTTGGTCTTCATACAAAAGACAATCAATATAAAGTTGAATATTTTTATCCAGCGATATTCTATAAAACACTTTTAGACCAAATGATTAGAGGTGCTGGCTTTGGTTGGACTGGTAGTTTATGGTCAAATGAACAATTTGAAAAAGAAATTATTAGTTTTGTTAGTGATGGTAGACCAAAACTTTCAGATAATGAAAGATTAGAAAGATTATACTATGTTGGTTTATCACCATCTAATTTAAATTTATTTTTAGGTGAATTTCCAAACTTTGGAGGTTATAATAATTTACAAATACCTATAACTAATCTTGTAGGTGGTTGGACTTTTCAATTTGCTGATGAAGTGAGTGGTGGATTTTTTGATAATGGTAATAACTGGAATGCAACAACCTATCAATGGGTTGTTAATAATACTGGTGATTATGATTGTTCTTATAATTTAAGTTATAATTTTAATGTTAGGAATACTCATCCTTCAACTACTGTTGCAATTACTGAAGCTGATGTTCAAGTTAAATTTGAACATTTTCTTCAATATTCAACAAATGGTGGCTCAACATGGACTAATTGGGATGTTTCAACTCAATATAAAAGCATTTCACAATCAACAATAGCACCTGGTTCATCAGCATCATGTTATGTTTATGTTGGCAGGCAAGCACCTCAAATAACTTTAAGTTCTGGAACAATTGTAAGATTGAGATGGAAAGCAGCCAAAGTAAATTTAGGTTGGTGGGCTGGAACAGGTGGTAATTCAACACCAAAGTTGAATGCTTATTTAGATTTTAAAACAACAAATGGTGGAAATTGGATTAAGAATGATGCTAAAATAGTTGAGTTTACACAAAATCAATATATTGATTTAGGTAGGTATTTACCTGATAAAATTAAACAAAAAGACCTTCTTACCGATTTGATAAGAAGATATAATTTGTATATACAAACTGATGCTGATAATCCAAAACTTTTAATATTTGATACCAGACCTGATTTTTATGAAAAAGGAATTATATTAGATTGGACTGATAAAAAAGATTATTCTCAAAGAGATGAGATTAGTTTATTATCTGATTTGCAGTCAAAATTAATGATATGGTCTTATAAACCTGATAGTGATGAATATAATAAATTGTATAGTGAGTATACTGGTGATATCTATGGTCAATATAAATATTATTATGATAATGACTTTGTTATTGGTGAAGAAAAAATAGAAAGTCCTTTTAGTCCGACACCACTTGTTAAAACACCTTTTAATGCAATTGTTGCTGGTATAAATCCAGAAATACCAAAGGTAGCTCCGAGAGTTCTATACTGGGGTGGTTTAAGAAATTGTGATAGTTGGTCATGGGCGGCACTAGACCCAATTACTGGTTTAACTGGTGCAACTGAAAGTTTTTCTCAATATCCATATGCTGGTCATTTTGATAATCCAGTTGAACCTTCAATTGATATTAACTTTGGAACTTGTAAATACTATTTCTATAATGATTGGGAATTCATCACTGATAATAATATGTTTAATACTTATTGGAGTGATTATAACAGACAAATAGAAAGTGGTAGATTAATTACATCTTATTTTTATTTAAATGAGTATGATATTAGATTTATAAAAGATAATTTCTATACAAAAATATTTGTTTTAGATAGTTACTATTATATTAATAAAATAGTTGATTATAAACCATTACAGTATGGAACTACAAAAGTTGAATTAATTAAAATTGTTGATGGTATAAAATGGGAAGCAAAAAGAAATACTTCACTTATAGCTTCAAATCCTATTTCTGTATTTAATAATCTAAGTGATTTAGTTGTTGCTGGTTCAGGAAATGTATCTAGTGGTGGTGGTATATTAGTAGGAAGTAATAATATTGCTGGTGGTAAAACTGAATATCAAATAGGTGGTTTTACTTATTCAGGACTAAATAAATTTGCTGTAATTGGTAATGATAATAATTTAGCAGGTGATAAATCAATGATTATCGGTAATTCAAATATTATTGAAAGTGATTTCAGTTCTATAATTAGTGGAGATAGTAATGTTGTTAAAACATCAAATGCTTTTATTGCTAATGGTTCAAGAAACACTATTGACAGCTCAGCAACATCATTAATCTTAGGTGGTAATGATAATATTATTGAAGTAAGTGGCTCTACTAGTGCGACCGGCTCAGCTCCTATCATTATAGGTGGTAATAATAATGTAATATCAAGTATTACTGGTAGTGTAATATTAATTGGCACCAATGGTATAACACAATCAAGTGAAAATACGGTTTATATTGGTAATAATTTTCAAATTGATATTGATAGTGGCTCTTATTCAGGTATGAATGTTTTTTACACAGAAGATGTTGCTGGTTCATCAGCTTCTTTAATTATACCTTTTGGTGGCGAACAATATTGGGACATCAATGGTGTGGTTACTCAAATGGCTAATAGAGCTATTTATGTAAGACCATCAGAAGTTAAAATAAAAAGTGGTATAACAGATTACTCTCAAGGTTTCTATTATGGTGATGAATTTTATAATGAGGTTTATGATAATAGCACGGCTCAGACAGTTGCTTGGAGTTCGATAAAAAACATAATGAGTGATGGTTATACAAATTTACAAGCAATCGGAACTACATTACCTTTTAATAATAGAGCATTTTTAAAATTAGACCCATCAATGATTGATACAGGAACGACATTTAAACAAGAAACTATTGGTTCAACTGAAACAGCTGAAATAAAAATTTTGGGTTTAAGTGGTAGTCAAACTATATTTATGGATGTTTATGATGGTATAAGTAATAATTCACAAATAGATTTAAATCAATATTATGTTTTAATGACGCCTGATGCTAATGCGACTTGGTTATATCTAGAAGCGGGTAGATTTAATTTAAAGAATGTTCCATCTACTGCTTCAAATCCAGGTGATATATGGAAAGATGCTAATAATTTTCTAAGAATTGTTCCATAAAGACATAGTTAGATAAAAATATATTTATAAAAAAGTTTATTTAAAATATGGCTGAAACGGTAAGAATTAGAATACAGACCGACGGTGGTGAAGAACTAGCACAAAATTTAGAACAAGCATCTGATAGTGCCAAAAGTTTAAAAGCTCAATTAAGAGAAATTACTCAGGAGCTACAAAACACAGACCCTGGAACTGCTAGATTTAGTGAACTAACTCAACAAGCCGGTGCCTTAAAAGACCAAATATCAGATACTGCGGCAGTTATTAATGCAACTGCTGGTGGTCCTGTTGAGAACTTAGGTAGAGGTTTACAACAAGCAGCATCTATTGGTATTGCAGGAATGCAAGGTCTTATGTCGGCTCAAGCTCTTTTTGGTGATAAATCTGAAGCTCTTCAAGAGACATTAGTTAAGTTACAGGCTGTTGCTGGTATGGCTCAAGCAATAGAAACATTAGGTGGTCTTGGAGATGCTGTAACAAATCTAAAAGCAGGTTTTGGTAATTTCTTTACATCTGTAAAAGCAGGTCTTCAAGGAATTAAAGGTGCTGTTGCCGCAACAGGTATAGGTCTATTAGTAATAGCTGTTGGTGTTCTTGTTGCTTATTGGGATGATATTAAAACTGCTGTTACTGGAGTTAGTGCTGAACAAGAAAAGCAAAAAAAGATGGCAGAAGCCGAGGCTAAAGTTCAACAAGAAAAATTAGATACATTAAACAGCCAAGATAATATTTTAAGATTACAAGGTTTAACAGAAAAGCAAATATTAGAAAAAAAGATTGCTCAAACAGATGAGACTATTAAGGCATTAGAGGTTCAAATGGAAACAAATAAAAATGTTTTCAAACAACAATATGAAAGCGCTAAGGCTAATAAAGAAATTCTTAAAGGTATATTAACATTTATACAAATCCCATTAGTAACTATTCTTAAAACTATTGATGAAATAGCTAATTTTGCTGGATTTGAAAGTAATTTAGCTGAAGGTTTATTAGATTGGGAAGCGAGTTTTTTATTTGACCCAGAAGGTATAAAAAAAGAATATGATACTCAACTCAAAGAAAATGAAAAGCAACTTCTAAAATTAAAAAATGATAGAGCTGGTATGCTTTTAGAAATTAAAGAAATTGATAAAAGAGATGCTGAAGAAAGAAGAAGGTTGGCTCAGGAGAATAATAAAAAGGTCGATAAGGATACTTCATCAACTGCTAAAGATAGACTGGCTGCTAAAAGAGAATTACAAGATGCTGAATTAGAATTGATGCAAGATGGTATTGAAAAAGAATTACTTGCTAATAAGTATAAATATGAGCGAATGATTGAAGATACTAATTTAGATGAGACTAAATTGAAAGATGAAAAGTTAAAGATTAATGAGGCATATGCTAAAGAAAAGATACAGCAAGATGAGGTCATAAGAACTGAATATAAAAAGAAAGAAGAAGAAAGATTAAAAGAAGAGGCTGAGAAGGAAAAGGAGAGAATGGCTAAAATTCGCGAGCAAGAAAAGCAAGAGGTTGAAACTGCTGCTAAAATGCGGGATAAAAGAATTGAATGGATGGAAGAAGGTAAGGCAAAAGAAATTGCCGCAAGAGAAGCCGCTTTTCAAGATGAATTATGGGAACTTCAAAACTTTTTAGATGAAGAAAAGATTACAAGAGAAGAATATGATGAATTAACTAAAACATCAACCAAAAAAAGAAATGATGATATTGCTGCTATTAATAAAGCTTATAGAGATGCAGAAAAAGAAGCAGAAGCAGAATTAAGAGATAAAAAGATACAAGCTGTTAAAGATACTATCGACACGATAAGTAATTTAGCCGCACTTTTTGCTGGTTCAAGTGAGAAAGAACAAAGAAGAGCATTCAATATTCAAAAAGGTGCTCAAATAGCTCAAGCAACTATTGATACTTATAAATCGGCTACTGGTGCTTATTCATCTTTATCATCTATACCTGTTGTTGGTCCTGCTTTAGGAGCTGCGGCTGCTGCGGCTGCAATAACTGCTGGTTTATTAAACATCAAAAAGATAGCCGCTACTCAATTTAAAGCAAGTGGAGGTGGAGGTGGTGAAAATCCAGCAGCACCTTCTATACCTGAAAGCACTGCTAATAATTTATCAGCACCGATACCTGATAGTTTAAGTTTATTAGGTGGCGCATTAGGTGGTTCATCAGGTTCAGGTTTGAATTTATATGGCTCAAGACAAGGAGCTGTTAGAAGTTATGTAGTTGAAAGTGATATTACGAATACACAGAATACATTACAAACTTATAAGCAAAGGTCTGAAATTGGATAAAAAATAATTTATAATATGAGTGAAATAAAATTAATTGAGTGGGAAGTAGATGATGTCATGGGTGAATTAAGGAGAATATCTTTAGTTTCAGAACCTGCTATTGAAGAAGATTTTTTACTTTTTGGCTCAGATACAATGAAGTTTAAAACTATTGATAATGAAAAGAGAGTTTTAACTGGACCGGCGATGAGGCCAAATATTAATATTCCTAGAAAAGATGAAGAAGGTAATTTATATTATGGTTTCTTTTCGGAAGATACAGTTAGAAAATGCGCTGAGATATTTTTCAAATCTAATAGTAATGCTAATAGAACTAATTTAGAACATGAATTTGAAATTGATGGTGTTTTTGTTTTTGAAAGTTGGATAGTTGAAGACCCAGAGATGGATAAATCTAAATATTTAGGTTTTAAAAATATTAAAAAAGGCGATTGGTTTGTTTCTATGAAAGTTGAAAATGAAACTGTATGGAATAATTACCTAAAAACCGGTTTAATAAAAGGTTTTAGTGTTGAGATTAAGGCGGCAGAGGTTAAAATATTATCTAATATAAAAGATATTTTATTAAATGATATAGATGATGATTTAAAGTTTAAAATGCTTCAAAACCTCTTAAAATGAAAATAAATATGACGAATTGAGTAGTCATTATATTTATATAAAAAGATAATAATTGTTATGAATAAAAAATCGATTTTAAACGAAATCAAATCAATACTTTTTGGTTCGGAAGAAGATATGAAATTTAAAGAAGCTAAATCTGGTGACTTTATTTTAAGAGTTAATGGTGATGATTTTGCTGAAGGTCAAGAAATCAGTTTAGTTACTGCAGATGGCTTAATACCTGTTGAAGATGGTGTTTATCCATTAGAAGATGGTAGAATATTAAATATTCTTGCTGGTAAAATTAATAAAATTGAAGGTGAGATTAAAGAAGAAGAAGAAGAAGAAAAACCAGAAATTGAAATTGAACTTGCTGAGACAGAATTATTAGATGGAACTAAAGTTAAGGTTGAAGGTGATGTTGCAATAGGTTCAAAAGTTATGGTTGATAAAGATGGTGAGTGGATACAAGCACCAGAAGGACAACACAATTTGGCTGATGGTAAAGTTATTTATGTAGATGCTGAAGGTATGATTAATGAAATTGAAACACCAGATACTAAAAAAGTTGAAGAAGAAATGGAAGCGGTTGTTGAAGCACCTGCTTATGTTGATGAGACTGCTGGTATGACTTCATCTATTGTTGAAGAAAAAATGGGTGATATGGAAAAAAGAATTGAGGAATTAGAAAAGAAGATTGAGGAAATGGGTAAAGTAAATATGGAGGTTGCTAATTTTTCTAAAAATGTTGAGAATAAATTAGATACATTCATTAAGGAAACACCTGCTGACTTAGAATTTAAATCTTTAAAATCTGATTTCAGTTCTTATGTTGAAAAAAACAAAGATACTAAAACAAGTAATTTAGAGGCTATTAAAAATATTAGAAGCAAAAAATAATCCGAGAGGACAAAAAAATTAAATAAAAATATGAGTTTAAACTTATTAGGATTAACGGCGTATGTTGAACAAAACGCGTCAGATTTAATCAAAGAAGCTGTATTAAAGGGTAGAACTGTAGATTTAGTAACTGTGCAAGGTGGTATCAAATCTGCACAAACTATTAACAGAATTTCTACATCTTTAACAGGACAGGCTGGTGCTTGTGGTTGGAACGCTGCTGGAACAACTACTATAGACCAAAGAACTATCACAGTATGTGATGTTAAAATCAACGAGGCAATTTGTCTTAATGATTTACAAGAATACTATACGCAAGTTGCTATGAACCCAGGTTCTTACAACACTGCAATCCCTTTTGAGCAAATCTTTGCTGAAAACAAAAGAGACCAAATCATGGCTATGATTGAAGATATCGTTTGGAGAGGTAATACTGCAACTGGTTCAGGAAATTTAGCACTATGTGATGGTTTTGTTAAATTGTTTGATGCTGGAGTAACTGCTTCATCTGGAAGATACATCACTTATTCTACAACTGCTCTTTCTGGAGCTGGTTCAGGTGGTGCTTATTCTGCTACATCATCTAATATCTATGAAGTTATTGATGAATTAGCAAGATTAGTTAATACTAACGTTATCGACGCAACAGATTTACATGTTTTCTTATCTTATGCAGATTACAGAGCATATGCTAAATTGTTAAGAGATAAAAATTACTTTGCTTACACTGGTGCTGAAAACCAAGGACAAGATTTTTCACAAATGCATCCTGGAACAAATATCAGAGTAATCGCTGTAAGAGGTTTGAATACTGCTAATAGAATTCTTTTAGCTGAGGCTTCTAACCTTTATATCGGAACTGATTTACTTTCTGACGCAGAAGATTTCAAAGTATGGTATTCACAAGACTATGATGAAGTTAGATTTTTGGCTAAATTCAAATTAGGAGTTCAAGTTGCTTTCATTGAGAACGTTTGTTGGGCAAGAGGATATTAAAAATAAAGAATTGATTTAAGGGGTCTAATGGCCCCTATAATCAAATAAAAAAAATTAAATTAAATATGGCATGTTTATTAAATTCTGGATACACACTTGGGTGTCGCGATAGCATTGGCGGCATCAGTTTAGCCTATATCGGAAATTTTGATGCAGACCAAACATATACTCTTGATGCTAGCAATAATATTGTTGGAGTTACAGGTTCAACAGTTTCTTACTATACTTTTGAGCAAGAAATGGAGACTGGAACTTTCAATCAAACAGGAGCTTATTCAACAGAAAATGGAACTATATTCTTTACTCAGGAATTAACCTTAATGTTCCATAAGAATGATGCTTCTTTGAGAAATCAATTATTAATCTTATCACAAGCAAATCTTTCTATCATTGTTAAAGACCAAAGAAGTCAATATTGGCTTTTAGGTTTCCAAAATGGAGTTAGAGTTACTGCTGGTGCTATGAATACAGGTAAAGCATTTGGAGATATGAATGGTGTTACAATCACTTTCACTGGTAAAGAGCCAGTTCCTGCTTATAGAATTGATGATATTAATGACTTTGCTATTGTATAATAGCATTTTCTTCATAATCCTAAATAGACGACCCGTAGCAACCCCGCTACGGGTTTTCTGTTTTAAAAAAGACAAAAGATAATAACTTTATATTTATATAAAAATAAAATCCGTATGAAATTAAAACTAAAACAAGAATTCATAGAATATTCTATATCATGTAAAGGAGAAAGGATATATTTTGGTGATATAAAAGAAGAAGATTACGAGAAATATTATAAAATGGGTTATACTAAATTCTTTCAAGAAGTAAAAATAAAAGAGAAAGAAATAATTATTGAAAAAATAAATAAAGAAGAAGATAATGATACTAATTAATAAAGGGGAAACAAAAAAAGTTTATTTTACTCTTAACCCTACTATCAATCCAGTTTACTACCTGTTTAAGTTTACATCAAACGACACCGGTAATTTAACATATATGATGTCTAGTGATATCTCTACGGTTAATAACTATCAATCATTTTTATTCATAGAAGGTGGAACTAATAGTTTTGCTGGTGGATTTACAGTAAATCCTGGAACTTATGATTATGAAGTTTGGGAAACACCTTATAACAATAATTTAACAACAGCATCTGCAAGTGGTGTTTTAGAAATAGGTCTAATGACTGTATTAGGTGATTATTGTTATTCACCTGAGATAGATACAGATTATGTTTATTATGATGAATGCTCTGGTCCATCTGTATACGGTATAACAGGCGCAACAGGCGCAACAGGCGCAAATGGAACAAGTGGAACTTCTGGTATAGATGGCACATCAGGAACAAATGGCACATCTGGTGAGAGTGGAACAAATGGAACAAGTGGAACTTCTGGTATAGATGGCACATCAGGTATAGATGGAACAAGTGGTTCTTCTGGCTCAAGTGGTTCTTCTGGCTCAAGTGGTTCTTCTGGGTCATCTGGAACATCAGGAACATCAGGAACAAGAGGAACCAGTGGTTCAAGTGGTTCATCAGGAACTAGTGGTTCATCAGGAACTGCTGGTTCATCAGGAACATCTATATCTGCGACTTTATTTGAAGCATATTTATTATCACCAACTTATTCTACCGTAATTGGTTATTTAACTAATAATAATAATTGGAGCGAAGGTGGAACATATTCAGGAACAAATAGTATAACAGGAACTTATCAAGGTCAATTATATTATAGTGGTTCATATTTATTTACAGCAGTTGATGATAACTCTTGGGTTAGAATTAATTTAGCCGCTAATGCTGGTGCAACAGGTGCTACTGGTTCAAATGGTTCATCAGGAACATCAGGAACATCTGGTCAAAATGGTTCATCAGGAACATCTGGTCAAAATGGTTCATCAGGAACATCAGGTTCTTCTGGTGCAAATGGTTCATCTGGAATATCCGGTTCATCAGGAACATCAGGTTCTTCTGGTAGTTCTGGTTCATCTGGTATAGATGGTTCATCAGGAACATCAGGTTCTTCTGGTGCAATTGGTGCTACTGGTCCAGCAGGTGCAAATGGTATATCAGCAGGACAAATTTATTATTTTAATGAAAGCCAAAACTCAGATGTAAGTGGATATAAAGTTCTTTCAATAAATCCTTCTACCGCTTCTCAACAAACAGTTACGACAAATCTTACAGGTAGCCAACAAGGTGTAATGATTAGTGATTATATCACATCTCAACTTGGATTTGCTGTTATACCTGGTGGTATTCAAAGATTTCATACTCACTTATTAAAGCAAGCAAGTAACGATAATATAGAGTTTTATGTGGAAATACAATTGGCTGATAGTTCTGGAACACCAATTGGAACAACATTAACATCTGGTAGTTCATTAGTTGGCTGGGTTGATGCTACAACACCAGTTGAGGTGACGGTTGATTTAACATTACCTACTACAACTATTGACCCTACAAATAGAATGATAGTTCGTCTTTATTTAGATAACAATGATAGTTCTTCAAAAAGTGTAGTTTATTATACAGAAGGAACTTCCTATTATTCTTTTGTGCTTACATCAGTAGGTGTTATTTATTCAACCTCAGGAACTTCAGGTCAAAGTGGTTCATCAGGAACATCAGGTGAAAATGGAACATCAGGAACATCAGGTGAAAGTGGAACATCAGGAACATCAGGTGAAACTGGTGCTACTGGTCCTGCAGGAGCATATGAGTATGTTGTTGAAGATACTATGAATAAAACATTTTTAATTTCAATTACAGGCTCAACTACTTATGATGAAATTTTAATAGACCCTGAATATTTTATTGGTGGTAGTAGATTATATTCAACTGATGGTGATAATGAAACATCATTAAATTTTTCAGCTAATGGTGGTGCTAATATAGATATTGTGTCTACATCAAGTGCAAACATTACAAGCTCATTAGGTATATCAAATAACAAAACAACATTATTAAGTGTTGATAGTCCAAATACTACAACTAATAGAATTGAAGTAAGTAATGAACCAGGTGACCCATTTATTAAGGTAAATTCATTAAATTCAACAACAAGTGAAGAAGGTGGTTTAAATGTAAACTTTCCAACAAATTTAATACTATTCTCTACTGATATAACTAATACAGCCAACATAGAGATTTCACCTAGTTCAATTAATATTACAGATGAAAGTTCTAATGCCAGCATATTAACAAAGGCTGAATATACTACAATAGAGCAAACAGCTCAAACAACTCACTTTATTGATGGTTCTGGAAAGGCATTTATATATCATGAAGCTGGTGATAATAATTTTTCATCAATAACATATTCTATTATAAGTCAAAATGAAAGTTCAATTTTAAGTCAGGTATATAATACAACTAATACATCAAATATGGAGATTTCTTCAATTGGTGTTTCAAGTTCAACAACTGATGGAAATATAACATTATTAAATTCTATTAATAATGCTGTAGGTGCAATTGATATATCTTGGAGTGATGCAACTTATACTTATCAAACTTATATTGATGGTTTAAATGGAACAAAAATTATAACTAAAAATTCAGGTTTTGAGAATGCTAATATAAACTTGGCTGATGAGGCCTTTTCTACATCTACATATGATACATTATCATCAGGTGCTACATATTCTCAAATTAATCAACAACCAAATCAAATTCAAATTATTTCACAGGATGTAAATAATTTATTATCTAATATTCAATATTTTAAGTTAGACGAAACTTCAAACATTATAGAAGCAACTGGCTTTGAGAAAACTGAATTAATCGCTAATTCAAATTCATTTGGCTATACTGCTTATAATTTAGTAAGTGGTTCAACTACTATGCTTACATTTGATAATAGTCCACAAATAGATTTAAATGTTGATGATACTTCTTTTAGTAGTAATATAAATATGGGTGCTACATCTATATCAATAACAACAGATAATCTTATTGTATCAGGATTTTCTTCTAATGTTGGTGATTTAGTTTCTATTGATAATGGTGGTAAATTAATTGCTATAACACCTGCTAGTGGTGCAACTGCTGGTTCATTTGGTATTACAATTGATGGTGGTGGTTCTGCAATCACAACTGGTGTTAAAGGTTATGTAGAAATACCTTATTCTGGAACTATAACCGGTTGGACTATATTATCTGACCAAACAGGTTCGTGTGTAATAGATGTTTGGAAAGATACTTATGCTAATTACCCACCAACAGTAGCTGATACAATTGCTGGTTCTGAAAAGCCAACTTTATCATCAGCTATAAAAAACCAGGATTTGTCTCTTTCAACGTGGACAACATCAGTTACAGCTGGTGATATAATAGCATTTAATGTTGATAGTGCTTCAACAGTAACAAGAGTTACTTTAACTATAAAAATAACTAAATCATAATGCAATGGATTATAAATAGCGAAGGTGAAGATTGGCAAAATATACTTTTTGTCTATGATGAAGGAAACTGGGAAATCACATTAGATAAAAACTTATCAGATAGGGAAATTAATTTGTTTATATTAAAAAGAGTGGATGAATTAACAGACGAGTTTTTGGAGAAACAAACCTATGATTTCTCAGACCTAATAGTTGATTGGACCACAAAAAAAGAAGGTAATAAGTAATGGCTACAAGAACAATAAGTAATACAGGAGGAAATTACAACGCAACTGGAACTTGGGTTGAAGGAGCTGTGCCTACATCTGCTGATGATGTTGTGGCAACTGCAACCTCAGGTCAATTAACAGTGAATGTCGCATCGGCTGCAAGAACTATTGATTTAACAAACTATTCTAACACTATAACAGTTAATGCGTCCTGGACAATATCAGGTGCTTCTTTAACTAATACTATACCATCTACTGTTACTTGGGCAGGCTCGTCTGCTGGTTCAGTTGTATTTATCGGTGCAGCCGCAACAATTGTTAATAACTCTACAAGTAGAATTGTTAGATTATCAATTTCTGCTGGCACTAAAACAATTACAGGAACTCTTTACTGTATAGATTTTATTTCATCTGCCTCTTTAACCTTAAATGGTGGAACTATTGATGTATCTGGTAATTTAGGTGCGCAAAGTGCTAAAACCCCAAGTGGAGCTGGTTATTCAGGAACTACAAAATTCAAACTAACAGGCTCTGGTTGGATTGATATACAGATAAATGGTTCACAACTTGAAGTAGATACATCTGGAACTTATTATACAGTATCAAGTCAATTACAATTGGCTTCTGGAACATTTTCATGGATAAATGGAACTAATGGAACATTTAGTATTATTTTACAATATGATTTAGCTAGTGCTAACACTATCGGATTAGATTTAGGCTCAAAAGTTTTAACTAATCTTTTTGTTCCTTCTGTTTATGCCTCTTCTTTAGGAACAACTAGAAATTTAAACCTAAATATAGTAGGAACTTCTCAATTTACAAATCTTGGAACTTTTCCAGTCGCTAGACCAAATACAACAGATAGTGTTACAAAGCGACTTAGAGTTTTAACTGGTGGTTTATCTGCATCTAATGTTATATTAGCACCAACATTTAGGTCAACATCTACTACTGGTGATGCTACCTGGAACTATACCGCACCAGATATACAATTGAATAGTGATAACACTCATACTTTTGGTGATTTAATGGCAATTGGTTCTTTTGGTGGAGTTAAACCAGTTATATCGTCTTTGACTGCTTCTACTAATACTAATATAAACTTAGTAGATAAAGAAACATCACAGATTGTAAATTACGATTTTACAGATATAACATCTACTGGTGAACAAATAGTGGCTATTGGTGGAACTTTAACAAGAACATCTAATATTACTACAACTTATCCGTCTGGCGGTGCTGTATCTGGTGGTAGTTGGACTTTTGTTAATTAAAAAGACATATTATATAAAAAGTATATTTAATAGTAATGGAAAAAGGAAATGAAAATAGTAAATTTGCAATTAAAGTTTTAGACTTTGCTAAAGGACAAGTTTATCCTACTTTTAGAGAAAATAGAAATGGTTTATGGGTAGATTATGGAGATAATAATTTATATCCACAATACCTATTAGAGGTCTATAATAATAGAAGTAATAAACATAAAGCGATTATCAATAGAAAAGTTGATATGACTACTGGTAATGGTATTGTTCAGCCAACTACGGAAGAATTAAAAAAGTTCTTAAAAAACTCATTTGGTGAATTAGATATAGAAGAGTTATCAATAAAAATAGATTATGATTTAGAAATCTATGGTGGTTTTGCTATTAAGGTTAGATGGAATTTAGATGGGACAAGAATTGCGGCTTTAGATTATGTTCCTTATCAAAAATGTAGAATTTCTCCTTGTGAGACTAAGGTTCTGATTAGTAAGGATTGGTCGAATGTTAGAAAAAGTGAGAATAAACCAGAAGAATTTTGTAGATTTTCTAGTAAAAAATCTGTAGAATATCCAACACAAATATTTTATTATTTAAGTGATGGACCAGGACAAGAACATTATCCAATTCCTTATTATTCGTCTACATTAACTTGGATTGAATTAGATGGTGAGATTGGTAATTTTCATCTTTCATCTGTTAGAAATGGCTTTATGCCAGGTTTTATTTTAAACTTTGCTACTGGTATTCCGACTATGGAGGAAATGGAGACAGCTTATAAAGAGTTTGAAAAAAAATACACTGGTTCAGAGAATGCTGGTAAATTCATTTTAACATTTAGTGAAGGACAAGATGGAAAACCAGAATTAACACCAATTAATCTAAATGATAGTGATGAAAGATTTATTATGTTACATAAAGAAATGAAAGAAGAAATCTTTATAGGTCACTCTGTAGTATCACCGATGCTATTTGGTGTAAGAACAGAAGGTCAATTAGGTGGTAGAGCTGAGTTGTTAGAAGCCTTAGCTATATTTCAATCTACTTATATAAATAAAAGGCAAGAATTAATAGAAAAGCAATTAGATAAATTAGCATATCATGCTGGTGTGGTTGAACCAATTAAATTTAACAAATATGAAATTGATTTTGGAAATGTCGAGGCTGAACAAAAAATAACAACTTAAAATGAGTAGGGTTTTACTTACAAGCACTTGGAGATTAAAAAAAAATACTCCAATACAACAAAATGTTGATGATGATTTATTAAATCCTTATATCTTTAAGGCACAAGAAACTCATATTCAGCAAATATTAGGAACAAATCTTTATGATAAGGTTATGAATGATGTTGTTGCTAATAGTATTAATGGTTATTATAAAATTCTTTTAGACGATTATATAACCCCTTGTTTAATTGAATGGGCTTTTTACGAGGCATTACCTTTTATTAGTTTAAAAATAACAAATAAAAGTATAGGTAGAGGTAATGCTGAATTTCTTAATGAAGGTGATTTAAATGATTTAAAATATCTTAGGCAAACTGTAAGAGATTTGGCTGAATTTTATGGACAAAGAATAATTGGTTATTTAAAACAATATTCTAATAACTTTCCAGAATATACAACTAATAGCGGTTTAGATAAAATAGTTCCGAATGGTTCTAATTATTTTAGTGGTGTTTATCTTGGAGGTGGTAGGTCTCAAAATTGCCGATGGGGTTTAGATGATAGGGGAACAAAATATATTTTATAAAGATGGGTATAGAAAGTTATGTTTTAGGAACATTATTAGCAATTATAGGTTATTTTTTAAAATCAACTATGGATGATTTAAGAAAAGTAAAAGATATTGCTTATGGTAATCAAAGTGAATTAAGTGTTTTAAAAAACGACCATATAAATAAATATGACCATCTTACAGAGAAGTTTGATAAATTATGTGATAGTGTTAAGGATTTAACAAACGAAATTAAATTATTAAATAGAGAATTTAAAAAAAAAGAATAATTTATGGCTTACATAGAGAGATACAAAAACGGAAGAGTTCCGACTTTCAAAAGTAAGTTTAGATATTTTATTCAATCTCAATTTTGGATAGGCGGTCGTCAATCATCACCGTTTTTATCTACAAGAGTTTATTTAGATTTAATTGATGCTGATGGTAATGGTTTATCATCACTACCTGTGAATAGAACAACCAACTCACAGGCTAAATCAATAAATGCGATTGAAATTGATTTAGATAGAAATTTATATCTTGCCTTTTCTGGAAACGAAAGTATTACTTTAATAAAGATAAATAGTAATGGATTTTTGATATGGGAAAAATCCAAATTCTTACCATTAGTTAGTCAAACAAATTCATTAAAAATTGATTGGAATAATAATATTTATGTTGGTGCTCAAAGAACTACAACAGCTGGAACTTATTATAACTATTTTAAATATGATACGAATGGTAATTTATTATGGAATTTAGATACATCTGGTGTTATATTTAGTATAGCAGTTGATGCTAATAACTCATATGTTTATACTGATAAAAATACTAGCAGGTCTTATTTAATAAAGTATGATAATGATGGTAATGAAATTTGGCAAAGACAAGTATCTTCAAATGCTATTCCGAGACAAGTTATTTATGATGGTAATGGCTATTTATATTTAACTCATACAAGACCAATACCTCAAACAACATTAAAAAAATATGATATTGATGGTAATTTAATTTGGTCTGTTGATACAGTGAATGATGTATTTGCTATTACATTAGGACCAGATGGTAATATTTATGTTGCTGGTTATACAACAGGTTTTGTTAGGATATATAATACATCTGGCTCATTAATAAGTCAATTTAGTTCAGTTGCTTTATGTCAATCTTTATATGTTGATACAGAAGGTAATGTTTATATGTCATCAAATGATGCTTATTATAGAAAATATAATAAATCAGGTGTTTTATTATGGTCATATCTATATAATGGAGTAGTTTTAACAAGTAAATGGACAAAAAATAATTAAAATTATGGAATACATATGTAATAATATTGAAATATTAGATGAGGTTCTAATTGATGAAGTAACAGAAGCGCCTTTTAAAAACTATAATATACTTTGTGATGAAGTTATATTAGAGGTAGGTAGATGTGAAGTGGAAGATACTATAAATGATATTTTACAAAAAACTGGTATAGTTTTTAATTTAAGTAAATGGATAATTAATGAGAATTAATTCGATTAAGTTTATTAATATTATACCACTTAACTACTTTATCTAGCATTATACAACAAGATGCTTCTATATCATTTATTTTTGGTAGACTATCTGTAAGATATATTCTATCATAGATATCTACAAGTTTATAAATATCTATGATATCAGCATAATAATTTTTTAATTTTAGATTATAAATAAATTTATAAACTTCATCATAAAGATTTTCATTATAATTAATTGAAGCTCTTTTTACAGATAAACATTGTATACAATTGGCTTGTTTTATTTTTTTACCATAAAAAAGTGATAAATCTTTAAATTTAAGACATGCTCTACATTGCTTTTTACCATCTATTATTTTTTTATTGATAATTATTTTATTTTTTCTTTTTTTAATAGAAAAAAGTGATGAACATTGGTGAGAACAACACATTTTATCTCTTCGTGTAGGTATAAATATTTCATCACAATAAAGACAATTTCTTTTTATAGTTTTCATTTTAATCTATTTTTTTTGGCAATGAAGAAACAGCCGATTTTATTTTATTATAGTCTTCTTTAGTAAAAAAGTGCAACTCATCACCTAATATAATTGCTTCTGTTCTACCTTCTTCAATTGCCTTATTCCAATTATCTAATGGAACAATAAAACGATTGTTACTAAATACAAATTCAATAACTGCAACTACCTCTTCTTCTTTTTTCTTTTTTCTCATAATTAATTTTTATTTTTTAGTCCATTGCCAATTACTTTTAATGATAAAAGTTTTAAATAGATGACCCCATTCTTTTCTATTAATAAGTCTACCGGTAACTAAACCATTATCACCTGCTCTTTTTGTAATTCTAAATATATCACCTCTTTCATTCATCAATTGTCTTAGGTCTTTAACTTTAATGCTATATGCTATTTCCCAATCTGGAAAGAAATAAATAAACCAATCTGCTGATGTTGCTGATATACCTGATGGTTTGTTATTACAATAGGTTTCAATAAACATGTTATTAGTAACCCAGTTAAAATATTCCCATCTATCTGTTTTTATCTCTAATGTTTGATAAACACCATTCTTTCTAACCATAACATCCCATTTAATATCTTTATTGTATTCAATAATTTCATATCCTTTTGTTTTTAGAAACTCGGCTACAATTCTTTCACCTATTTCTCCTTCTTTTAGGTCTTTGTAAAACTTCTCTTTGCTCATTTAGTAGTTCATTAATTTTTAATTCACGAACTTTTGATAAACAAAGTGATGATATTATATCCCAGAGTTCGTGATAGTTTTCTACCACTTTGCCTTGGCTAATAAAATCAGTTTCCCATACAGCATTATCTTTTATAAAGGATTTACTTTCAATAGTATAGGTTCCAAATTTATCAATTGATTTACAATCTCTAAAGTAGTGGTAAACATTCTTGCTTTTTTTATTAAATGCAATTACAAGTTTTTTAATCTTAATAATTTGCATCATTTAAATTACTTTTTAAGGTTGTTATAATCCAACCTAGCTCAACAAAATTTAATTCTATATTCCAATTTCTTAATGCTTCATGTCTGATAATCTCTTCTGCTAATTCACTGGTTATAAAATTTGAATTATACTTATCGGATAGATACTCCATAAGTAGTGAAATTTTGTTTACTCTTTTAACTAAATCTTTGCTCTTCATAATCTAATTTTATTTTTTGTTATATACTTATATATGCTCATTTTTATATGTGTTTTTGAAAAGGTGGATTTTTTATACTCTTTCATCATTCATAGAGAATTTAAATTTATCACCTTTAACAAAATAGTCATTCCAAAAGAATTTAACAGGATATATCTTCATATTTTTAGTATCAAATCCTTTTACTCTTATTCCTGTTTTTAAGCACCATTCGTGTAATTCTTTTTTTGTTTTAAATTGTTTAATAACTCCTTTTCCTATCTTATCTACATTAAAAAAACCACCTTCAAATCTAACAGCATGTAAAGTTTTCATTGTTTTTATATTTCTTATTTTAATAAGATAAGTAAGTGACTTACCTATATCATTTAAAATAAAATTACTTCCTTCATATGTTGAAACATATTTACCATCCCAAGTATAACGATGCCATTCCCATTTCCATTTCCAAACTCTTTTAATCTTTTTACCTTTTCTAATAAGTCCTTTTTTAACTGCATGTTCTATATTCTTTTTTCTCGTAATATCTTCTAGGTTATTAATATTATTATTTGTTTTAATACCATCTTTGTGATTAATCTCATGTTCTATTCTACCTTTAAATGTCCAATATATTATATGATGAACATAGTAAAACTTATCTTTTATTCTAATAGCATGATATTTACTACCTACATTACCACCAATTAATTGTGGTTTTAAAAACCTTTTTGATATATTACTCCATACTCTACCATCTTTATAAGCAACATATCTAGTATTTTCAATTAAATCATTTCCTATTTTAATCATTATCCTAATTTTTTATTATATATATAAAATAAGTTTAAGTCCCTTTTCATTTTTATACCTTTTTTAATTAAAAAATAAACAAATGGTTATTTAGATAATATAAATTATAATGGTAGATTTCTTGTTCTATCTTTGCTCATTAAAGACCCAGATTTTTTCTGGGTTTTTTTGTTTTTTATTTGGTGGATTAGTAAATAGTCCTTATATTTGAATATACAAAAACACAGAGATATGAAAACTAACAAAACACAAAACAGTATGATTTTTATGAAAGCAGTTGTTGAGGCTGGTATTGAAAAGTATGGCATCGATACAGTTAGACAAAACCTAATAGAATTAGGTCATCATCAATGGCTTCGTTATGTTGATTTGAAAATTAAAAATAACAAATAAAAAAACCCACCTAAATTGGTGGGTTTCTTGTTTTGCAGATTTAGTGGTTAATCTTTTATAATGACTTGAAATCTTCCATTCTTTCCTTTTAGTATGTTGATACGCTTTCCAGGATACTTACTGAAAAAGTAGTCCTGAACTTTCTTATCGCTCTTCTCACTAACAATAACAGTTCTAAATGAACTTGATGTCTTATCACTAATAATTTTCATAACCTATTTATTATATTCTTTATAAGCCATTTGTTGTAAAGGGGAAACATTTTTATTTTTTTTAATAAAATGATAGAGGGAGTGTTACCCTTTTAATATATAACTTATGAATTGCACTTACAGAAATTGTGAAAATGAAATTATTGGTAGAAGAAAAGATGCCAAGTTCTGTTGTCCTAATTGTAAGGCAGCAGAAAAGATTTATAGAAGAAGACATAAGGCTAAAATAGAGAAATGGAAGGCAGTTGAAATGGAGAAGGTAGAATTGATTAAGGCAATGAAACAAATGATTAAAGATTTGATATAATTTGTAAGTTAGTTAAACTTACACTGGTGTCCTGGGATTAATTACCCCAGGGCTGGCCACCAGTCTAAATAAAGGCCAAAGACGAATAATAGACTAAAGTGGTAATAGGTCTATTATATAAAGCCAGATAAAAAAGTATGTTTAGTAAATTGAAATCAGTTTCTAAATTCTCAAATGAAACTATTAGCTTGTATGATTTGTATCTTCTTGTAAAGAACAATCCACAAAAACCAATTATCGATGAGATAAGGTCTGTTGAGAAAGGACCAGTCTATAATAAATTAAAATCACAATTAAATTGTATAACACCTCATACTATTCAATCAGGATTAAAAAGTAGTGATATAATAGGTTTATCTGGCTATCTATTTTATGATATAGATGGGTTTGATACCAAAGATGAGCTGGATGATACCATAAATAAATTAGTAAGTAGTTTTCCTATTTCTTTTTTACAAAGAAGTGTTGGTGGTTTAGGAATAAACTTTCTTATTAAGGTAGATGATACCAATTTTCAACTGGATGATACCAACTTTATTTCTGTTTATAATTATGTAAGAGAACTTTTAATCTCTAATGGTTTTATTATTGATAAGTATGCTGGTGGTATATCGAGAAAGATGAATATATCAAGTGATAATAGATGTATATTTAATAATGAGGTATCATTCAGTATAGATAAGGTATCACTATTAAACCATTTAGGAAGTTCAAGTAAAAAATCAAACAATAAAAGAGTGGGTTATATTACACTGGATGATACCTTAGAATTATTACCTAAAGAAGATTTAAACATTAAAACACAAATCACTTATGATAAAGATATAAATGGTGATTACATAATAGAAAATATGGATTACTATTCTATCCTAATACCAAAAGTCATCAAAGATGGTTTTAAACATAAATTATATACAAGAATAATAAATGGACTTTACTATATCAATTCATCAATTACAAGAAATGAAGTTTATTCATATTTATACTACCTAAATACATCAGCACAACCACCTATGAATTTATTTAGACTAAAACAACTTGTAAATTGGTTATGTAACGAAATAGAGACTACAGGAGAGATTAGAATTAAACCGAGAATAAAGAGGATACACTTTAATGAAAAAAGTAATTTAACAAAAAAAGAAAAACAAAGTATGGGAGCAAAAGTAAGAAATACAGAGCAGAGAAATAAAACAATTCAACAGATAATTGATGCAAGAAACCTATTATGGAAAAGTAATGAAGAACCTACACAGAAGAAAGTATGTCAAATAACAAACTTAAGTATAGCAACAGTTAAAAGAAACTGGAAAATGGCATTAGAAGGTGATTTTATAGACATAAATGAAGTATTAGATGTGAAAGTAGAAAAAGAACCTGAGATTAAATTAGATGTAATAGAAGAAGAAGACTTTTGGGAAGGATTTTCTGTTACAAAAAGACATACAAAAGGACCTGAAGATGAAGATTTTGGTGATAGTGATGGTATAGATGGGTTTATAGAAACAATTGACATCTAAGACAAAAGGGAGACAGAACATATTTATATATAAAAGGGAAACAAAAAAACATAACAAAATAAGAATGGACCCAGATAACATAAACACAGAAGGTAAAAAGTATGACAGAGGCTTTTTAGTTCCTAAGATTGCTATGATGAGAATTAAAGGTAAATCAACTCATTCAATTATAGAGTTTTTAATGGAACAAGTTAAAGTAAGTAGAGCAACTGCTTATGAGATACTTAAAGATGCACAGAAAATGATTACAGAGATGTATGCTGATGAATTAGATGCTTCATTCAAAGAAGCCATTTCAAGATTAGAAGAGATATATGAAAATGGAGAAGGTAAGTTAAAATTAGAAGTTCAAAAAGAGATTAACAAACTAAAAGGTTTATATGCTGCTGAAAAAGTAGAAGTTAATCATAAGATTGAAATGCCACTATTCCCAAAAGAAGAAGATGAAAAAGATGACGAACAATCAGAAGATGAGAGAAGAGTATAAAGAAATGGGTTATTGGTTTGAAAGTAATATGGCTATCTGTAACTCATCAGGTAATATGTTATTTATAACAACTGTTTATTATTTAGTTAAAGTAATAACCACAGTCACATCAACAGGTTGGGAATTAGATGTTAATGTGAATGACATAATAAAATCCCATATAAGGGATACAAAATTGAAAAGTATAGGAATATGAAGA